CGTTCGGCAAGGCCGTGCAGCGCACCGACGTGACCAGCGGGGACAAGCCCATCGCGACCCCGCCCATCGCCTGGATTCCCGTTCCCCATGTGGAGCCGCCCCGATGACCGAGACGACCGGCAGCGCCCGCCAGCCCCATGAGATGTGGTGGTCGCACCACATCGCTGCGCACGGCATCACCGGCTCGACCTTTGCGGGCTGGCTGGGCCAATCGGACCCGCATAGCCGACGCGCCGTGTTCCAGCAGGTCGAGACGCTGGGGGCCAAGAGCGTGGTTGAGTTCGGCCCCGGCACCTTCCTTGACTTTCAGACGTATTGGCGCGCCCATCCGTGGATCGGCTACCGCGCCGTGGAGCTGACCCCCGAGCTGGTCGCCTACGGGCAGGGCCTGGGAGCCAGCGTGGTGCATGGCAGCATCGCCAGCGTCGACCACTACGGGCAGGCTGACGTGGCGTATTGCCGGCATGTGCTGGAGCACCTGCCCGGCTATCACAACGCCGTGGAGACGCTGCTCGCTCATGCCCGCCGCGCCGTGGTGGTCGTGTTTTTTCAGCTCGGCGAGGGGGACCAGGACAGCATCGTGGTAGACCAGACCCTCGCCCACGGCACCTACTGCAACGTCTACAGCCGCGAGCGCCTAGAGGCGTGGCTGACCGCGCGCGGCTTGCGCTATAGCTGGGCGCGGCCCGCCACCGACCACATCCTCACCATCTATATGGATGAGCAGCGCGCCGGGTGAGCCCCGCCCGCTGGAGCTGCTGAGTGCCTACCAGCCGCTATTCAACCCCGCCCCCGCGTGGCGCTACGCCTTCCTGACGGGCGGGCGCGGCGGGGGCAAGAGCTTTCACATTGCGCTGTTCCTGCTGAACCTCACCTACGAGCCGGGGCACGTCATCCTGTTCACCCGGTGGACGATGGTGGCGGCGTCCATCTCGATCATCCCCGAGTTTGTGGACAAGATCGACCTGCTCGGGCTGGCGGATGACTTCGACGTGACGCGCGACACGATCCGCAACCGGCGCACCGGCTCGGCCATCCTGTTTCGCGGCATCAAGACCAGCAGCGGCAACCAGTCGGCACGGCTCAAGTCGATTCAGGGCGTGACCACCTGGGTGTTGGACGAGGCCGAGGAGCTGGTCGATGCCAAGAGCTTCGACACCATCGACTATAGCATTCGACAGGTAGACCGCCCCAACCGGGTGGTCCTCGTCCTCAACCCCGCCGCCCGGACCCATTTCCTCTATGAGCGGTTCGTGGCCGAGCGGCGTGACGACACGCTGTACATCCACACGACCTACCAGCAGAACGCGCACAACCTGAGCCCGTCGTTCATTGAGCAAGCCGAGCGGCTGCGCGACACCAACCCCCAGCGATACCGGCACGTCTTTCTCGGCGAGTGGACGCACGCCACCGAGGGGCTGCTATGGACGGGGGCGGACATTGTGCGGGCGCGCGTCGAGCAGGCCCCCGACAACTTCGCCAGAGTGCTGGTGGGCGTAGACCCCGCGGTGACGGCCAACACGGCCAGCAACGAGACGGGCATCGTCGTCGTGGGGCTAGGCCGCGACCGCCGCGGCTATGTGCTAGAGGACCTGAGCGGGCGCTATAGCCCCGCGCAATGGGGCGCGGTGGCGATTGACGCCGCACGGCGTTGGGGCGGGAGCATCGTGGCCGAGGTCAACCAGGGCGGGGACATGGTGCGGTCGGTGCTGGCCGCGCAGGGCGACAAGGCGCACGGCGTCCGCATCGTCGATGTCCGGGCCACGAAGGGCAAGCTGGCCCGTGCCGAGCCGGTCTACGCGCTGTACCAGGAGGGGCGGGTGTTCCACGTCGGGCAGCTGCCGATCCTTGAGCAGCAGATGGCGAGCTTCCGCCCGGACGCCATGGACGGCAGCCCTGACCGCGTGGACGCGCTGGTGTGGGCGCTGTCGTCGCTGATGCTCAAGCAGGTCGAAGCGTTCGTGGTCTAGGCGCTGGTCTAGTCAACCGGCCAGCTTGCGTGTAGGTCCATGTGACGCCTAGCGTTCGGACTATGGCTGACGCCCCGGCCCCTGTGGCCGTCCCGACCCTGCGCGAGCGCGTAGGGCTCGCCCTCAAGGCGCTGCGCGGGGACATCACCGCGCCCGACGCAAGCCGCGCCGTGATCCCGCTGACGTACCCGAATTTTCCCGGCTTGACCGGCACGACCGGCCAGCCGCAGAACGGGCTCGCGAGCGGCACCCCGCAGATGTCGCTGGTCCGCACGGCCAACCCGCAGGAGTACAAGCCCGAGGGCGCGTCGATCCGCGTCGAGGGGTTCAGCAAGCACCCGGTGGTCCACGCATGTATGCGCGTGATCGCCGACACGGTGGCGTCGGTGCCGCTTATCGTGCTGCGCGCGCGGGGCGACTTTGAATCGCGCGTGCCCGAGGCGCACCCGCTCCAGCGGCTGCTGGACTATCCCGGCCCACGGTTCACCGCCCGCACCATGCGCGCGCGGCTGGCGATTGATTTTCTGGGCTACGGGAACGCCATGCTGGAGATGGACCGCGGCCCGTCTGGGCAGGGGCTCCCGCGGCGGCTTGGCTCGATCAACCCGGAGTCGTTGCAGTCGGTGTGGGTGGACACGGACGGCGACCCGCGGCGGTACGACTACGCCAACTGGTCAGGCATCATCGTGCAGCGGGACGTGGCGGACATTATCCACGTCCGCGACCTGGAGATGCCGCGGCCATTCACCCCCGACGCGTTCGGCTTCCCCCGCGGGGCCACGGCGCTGGCGTCCATCGCCGCCGACAACGAGGCCACCAAGTACGTCCGTCAGGTGGTGACCAACGACGGCACCCCGACCTTCGCCGTGCTGCTGGCCGACGAGGCTACGCAAGATGACGCCACGGCCATGCAGGACCGCTACAAGGCGCGCGTGGTGGACCGCGGCAAGCGGGGCACGCCCGCCTTCTTCGGGGCCGTGCGCGACATCAAGCCGTTGGGCTTCACGCTGTCCGACCTGGAGTTCCCCGACCTACGCCGGGTGTCCCGTGAGGACATCTGTGCCGCCTTCGGCGTGGACCCGCGGATGATCGGGATAGCAAGCGCGACCAGCGATGCGGGGCTGTCGGGCGCGCAGTACGTCGAGGCGCGCGCGCGGCTGGTGCAGCACACCATCGAGCCGATGCTGGCCGCGATTGAGGACGAGCTGAACCATTGGTTGGCCCCCGAGTTCGGGGACGTGTGGATCAGCTATGACCACGACATGCTGCGCGAGCTGGTCGAGGACGACGTAGCCACCAGCACGCGCGTGCGGGCCGAGTTCCGCGACGGGCTGCGGACGTGGGAGGAGTCGCGCCGGGCGCTGCGGCTGTCCCCCATCCCTGAGCCGACCGACACGATCCTCATCAGCGCCGGTGGCACGCTCACGCCCGCCGCGGTGGCCGTCATCGACCCGCGCATGGTGGCCGATCAGGCGCCCGCGCAGGACGACGAGGCTCCGGCCGGTGCGCCTACGGGTGCGCCCACGGGTGCACCCGCCGATGCCGCCTCAACCCTCGAGGCGCCCACGAACGGCGGCGGGCTGGCGATCAACCTGAATGGCGCGCAAATCGCGGCGGCGAAGGACATCATCCTTGCCGTGGCGGCGGGCCAGCTCCCGCGCGGCAGCGGGCTTGCGATGCTGCAAATCCTGTTTGGCTTGAGCCCCGAGGAGGCCGAGCGTCTGATCGGGGACGCTGGCACGGGCGCGCCGACACAGCCCAACGTCATCGAAGGGGCTGGCACGGTCACCGATACCGTGGCGTCAACCTCCCGGCCTGCGCCGTCTTCTATGGACAGCGAGGACGAGGACGATAGCGAGGACGAACCCGACGACGAGGAAGGCAATGGCCGGTCGGCGCGACGTGTTCCGTCAAGAGGTGCCCCCGTACCGGCGCGTGCTGCCGTGGCGGCGGTGGCAGCGGTCCAAAAGGCACCGGCTCCCGCTGGTGCGGCGGTACGGAATGCCAGCCCCCTGGTAGACGAGCAGGGCCGCCCCTACTGGGTGCATCACCCCGAGGTGCTGCGCGCCCCGCTGTACCGCGAGGACGGCGAGCCCGACGAGGACCACATCCTGTACCGCTATTGGAAGCGGCAGGTGTCGGAGATGGACCGGCAAGAAGCGCCGTTCTATAGCACCGCGCGCGAGCGGTTCCGCGAGGACGCCAAGGGCGTAGCCGCGATGTTCGCCAAGGCGACCCGCGCGGACGACCCGGTGTTGGACGCCATCGAGCGGCAGGTGCGCGCCAACTACGCCAAGGGCGGGGACTACTACGCTGCGTGGCGGGCCGCGTATCTGGAGCTGATCGAGCGCATGTACCTTTTCGGCGCGCAGGAGGTGGCGGGCGCGGGGTTCAGCTTCGGGCTCAAGCCCGCCAGCGTGCTGGATGCCATCGCCAATCGCGCCGACCGGCTGGCCGAGCTGATCGGGGAGACGACCGCCAACCAGGTAACCGCAGCGATCCGCAGCGCCGAGCTGGCCGAGTTGAGCGTGGCCGAGACGGCGCGGCTCATTCAGGCCAGCGTGTACGGCGAGCAGATGACGGACGTTCGGGCGACCCGCATCGCCAAAACCGAGGTGGCGGGCGCGCAGTCGCAGGGCTCGTGGGACCAAGCCAAGGCGGAAGGTGACCTGTTCCGCGCAAAGCAATGGCTCGCCTTCGAGGACAGCAAGACTCGCCCCACGCACGCCGCGGCAGGGGCACAGCCGCCCATCGGCATGGATGACGCGTTCGGTAACGGCTTGCTCTATCCGCTGGACCCACGCGGCCCCGCGGGCGAGGTCATCAACTGCCGCTGCACGTTGGTCTATTACACCGAAACCCCCGAGGAGGCGCAGGGCGTCCTATGACCGTACAAACCGTGACGCTGCACCGCCGCGAGGTTGCGCTTGAGACGCGCCAGGATGAGCTACCCGCAGGCATCGCGGGGCGCATTACCGGCGTGGCCCTGACGTATGAGCAGGTGGACACCTACGGCACCGTGTTCGCGCGCGGGTGCGCCAAGCGGACCATTGACCTCAAGGTGAAGGCGCGCAAAGTCCCGTTCCTCATGGACCATGAGCGCGAGGTCGATGCCCACGTGGGCGTGGTCGCCAGCCTGACGGACACCGGGGACGCGCTGGTGATGGTCGCTGACCTGTTTGACACCGAGGGTGGGCGGGCCGCAAAGGAGTACGTCCAAGCCGTGATGGCCGCGGGCGCGTTCACCGGCCTGTCGATTGGGTTCGTGCCCAAGCGAACCGAGATGGCAACGCTTGACGGGAAGATGGTCGAGCGGTTCCTAGAGATTGAGCTGCGCGAAATCAGCTTGACCCCCATGCCCAGCGTGCCCGGCACCGACGTGCTGGGCGCGCGCAACGATGTGCCCGAGCAGCCCCGCGACTCCGTCCGGACGGACCGCGACCTGCTCATGCTAGCCGCCCGCACGGCGCTCGACGCCTTGAGCGTCACCGACCGGCAGGCGGTGCTGGATGCCTACGCCTCCCCGTACCTGGACGATGCGGCCTCGGGCACGCGCGCGGAGTGCTGCGCCCCGCCCACGCCGCCGCCAGCCCGCGAGGACGCGGCGGTCCCGATGGCCGACCGGCTCAAGGCCGTGCGGCAGACCTACTCCGTATAACACCGAGGACACCATGAATACCCCGCTGGTCACCAAGAACCGCGCGGCGAACGAGCTGCGCGCGCAGGCGCAGAAGCTCCGCGCCGAGCTGATGGACCCCGCCGTCACGCTGACGGTGGACGAGGTGAAGAACCGCACGGACGCCATCATGGCGCTGGAGCAGCGCGCGCAGGCTGCTGCCGAGTTCACGCCGGACGCCGAGATCGACCGGCAGGGCGGGGACACCGGCCTCACCCGCATCGACGCGGGCGGGCAGCCCGAGCGCACGGAGTTCCGCGGCATGGCCGACGCCATGGCCGATGTGCGCAAGGTGCTCGTGAATCACTTCCCCACGCTCGGCGCGTACATCCGTGCCGCGGCCCGTGGCACGAAGGACCCGCGTCAGGTGGAGGGGCTTCGCAAGGTGGCGGAGATGACGCGCACCATCACCGGCTCGACCGCTGGCGGCGAGTTCCTGCTCCCGCTGACGCAGGTCCCCGAGATTTTCTCGGTCAGCAACGCCCAGCCCGGCATCTTCCAGTACGCCCGTCGCTACAACGTGCCGGGCCGGTCGCTCCGCATCCCGTACCTGATTCAGGACGAGGGGACCACCACGCTCAACCGGCCGATGGCCGGTAAGATCGCGAACGTCACGATCGTGGGCGAGGGCTCGACCAAGCCGGAGCGCGAGCCGCAGTTCGGCCAGCGGCTGCTGGAGATCTACAAGTACGCCGCGATCACGGAGTTCGGCGACGAAATCCTCGGCGACGACTTCACAGGCGAGCTGCCCAGCGAGGTCACCACCGCGGTGGGCGGGCAGATCATCAACAAGCTGAACGAAGATCTGACCATCGACGGCACGGGCTCGTCCCAGCCGCTCGGCGCGCTCAACACCAACAACGGCTCGCTGATCGCCGTCAACCGGACCACGGCCAACAGCTTCGTGGCGGCCGACGCGTTCAAGATGTACGAGCGGCACACGGTCGGCCCGCGCTCGGTGTGGATGGTCTCCCGCCGCGTGCTGGCGCAGCTGTTCGCCCTCCAGGCGACCAACAACACGATGGTCACCTGGATCAGCAACCTGCGCGACACGCCGCAGATGCTGCTGCTGGGGCTGCCGGTGATCGTGACCGACCTGCTCAACACGCTGGGCAGCCGCGCCGACGTGGCGCTGGTCAACGGCGACTTCTACGCGATGGGGCTGCGACAGGCCCTGACGGTGGAGTCGTCCATCCACGTCAAGTTCGTGCAGGACATCACGACCTACCGCTTCCTCGCGCGTGGCGGTGGCATCCCGATCCCCACGTCCACCTACGCCTACAAGACGGTGGCGGGGGTCAAGGTGGACGCGCACAGCCCCTTCGTGGTGCTGGATGTCCCGGCCAGCTCCTAAGCTGACCCGTAGCAAGGCCAAGGCCGCAGGGGCGCTCCCCCCTGCGGCTGCGGCCGTGCCCGCCCCCGCGACGGCGCGCGTCATGGCGATTCAGTCATGCCTGATCGCGGGCGTCCGGCGCGAGGCGCGGGAGATGTTTGAGGTGCCCGCCGACCGGGTGAACGACCTCGTCCGCTTTGGGCTGGTGCTGTCGCACCCGCTAGCGTGGATGATGGGCGAGCAGATGCAGGCCGCGTGGCGCGAAGCCGCGACCCAGATGCGGCCCGGGCTGGACGACGACACGCTCGTGGTGGATGACGCCACCGTCGCGCAGCTTTGGACGGGACCGGGGCGGCTCTTGTCCCCGCCAGAGGTGCCTGAGCTGTACACGGCTGCGGAGCCGACCGAGGGGGCGCTGCGCGTCCTCCAGGTGACCGAGTACGACCCCGGCAGCTCGGTCTACCGCTACCACTCCGCCGCCAACACCGCACCGGGCGTGCTGTCTGCGCTGGTGCGCTACGACTATACGAACCCCCATTGCCATTGGCGGCAATGGGACGGGGATGCCCACCGGACCACAGTGGACGTGCTGGCCGCGACGGCCGACGTGCTGCACGTCCACATGGACTACCGCGGCCTGTTCCAGCGCCTGCGCGTGGCCCCGACCGACCGGCAGCGGGTGGCGATCACCTATCACGGCAGCCTGCCACCGGGCGACCCGCGCGCGACCTACCGCGACGAGGACACGGACAGCAAGCTGGGCGCGCTGGTGTTCGGCGCGCGGCCCTACCATCACCGGCACGGCGTGGAGCATTGGCTGCCGATCCCCATGCCGGTCGCCAACTATCAGGCGTTGCGGGGCAGCTTCCGCATGACCCGCTACCCCCTGCCGTGGCAGGGCGGGCGACTGCGGATCGCGCACAGCCCCACGAAGCGGGCGATCAAGGGGACCGAAGCGTTCCTGTCCGTGGTCGGCTACCTCAAGGACTACGGGCTCCCCGTCGAACCGGTGCTGATTGAGGACATGAGCCACGGCGAGGCGCTGGCGCTTAAGGCGACCTGCCACGCGGTGTTTGACTCGTTCTGGCTGGGGATGCAGGGCAGCGGGCTTGAGGGCGCGGCGATGGGGCTGCCCGTCATCGCGGGCGACCACGGCGCGG